CCGGTCCATCCCCCCCCCCCGCCCCCCCCCCCCCATGGGGGGGGGGGGGGGGGGGGGGGGGGTACAAGATATTGATTTTTCAATACAATATCGCAAGATTGCACCAGCACAGCCCGCCCTGCGCGGGTTTTTTCATGCGCGCGGGTTGCGGGACTTGCGGCTCATACGGTTGAAGCGACTTGGCGCATGGGCCGCATCCATCAGTATCCGTTTTTGCGGATATTCATGTTGACTTGTCCGCGATAGCGGATATTCTACTCCCAAGCCACAACGGCAACGGGAGAAGATCATGGCAACGGAATACCTCGACCTGCACCTGAGCCTCGACGGCCACGTTGATACCTGGTGCGAAGCGAAGATCAGCTACGAATACGAGCCTGGCGCAGACGACACCCGCGACGAGCCAGGCTGGGCCGCCGAGGCGACGAACGTTTTCATCGAGTTCCGCCACCCCGCGCCCAAGGGCAAGCCCGAGTTTGCGTGGGGCGCGAACCCGCTCTTGGAGCAGCTTCTGGACAACGAAAACCTGCGCGACTGGCTGGTAAAATCTTACGAAGGCGCCGCCGAAGACTACGTCAACGACCGGGGCGACCACCTTTACGAAATGGCCGCAGAGCGCCGCTATCTGAGTGCCGCCGAATGACGCGGGGCATCATCGTGCGGTTCGACCCGCCCTGCAGCCGCAAGCGCGACTGGTTCGCCATGCAGATCGGCTTCAACCCCGCGCTTGACCCGATTGGTTACGGCAGCACGCCAGACGAAGCGGTCCACCACCTGAAATCCAAGATTGAGGAGCGCGAAAATGCGCAAAGCTGACTTGATCGCCGACGCCATTGGCGTTGCCGCCATCTTCGCGCTGCTGGCGCTGTTTCTCGCGGTGACGGCATGACCGCCGACGCCGTCCAGCTTGCCGTGATGCAGTGCCTTGCCGAGCGCAAAGCAGATCCCGTCCTGATGGCGGCAGTGCGCCGGGCCATCCGCGATGCGCTCAAGCCGCACACGGGTGGTCAGACATGACCGCCCTCGCCGCAGCACTCGCCACACAGCGCGCCCGCATTGCTGCAGCGCGCAACGAACCCCGCGCGGCCCGGGTAATGTCGGCTTGGCCTCCCGCCGTGACCTCTGCCGGGGATTCGTCCTCGGCAGCTTTTTGGGGGCGGGAATGAGGGTTCTGGTCGCCTGCGAGTTTTCCGGCTCTGTCCGCGATGCCTTCATCCGGGGGGGGCATGACGCCATGTCTTGCGACTTGCTGCCGACCGAACGCCCCGGCCCGCACTATCAGGGCGATGTCCGCGATGTGCTGAACTACCCGTGGGATGCAATGATTGCCTTCCCTCCATGCACAGACCTCACCGTCAGCGGGGCGCGCTGGTTCGCGGAAAAGCGCATGGACGGACGCCAGCAGGCCAGCGTGTCGTTCTTCATGCTTCTGGCCCGCGCCGACATCCCGATGATTGCCATCGAAAACCCGGTCGGCATCATGTCCAGCCTGTGGCGCAAGCCCGACCAAGTCATTCAGCCTTGGCAGTACGGCCACGGCGAAACCAAGGCGACGTGCCTCTGGCTGAAGAACCTTCCGACGCTGAAGGCGACCAACATTGTCGAGGGGCGGGAGCAGCGCATTCACAAGATGCCGCCCGGTCCTAACCGCGCGAACGAACGCAGCCGAACCTTTTCCGGCATCGCAACCGCAATGGCCGACCAGTGGCGGGCGCCGCTTTGGGTCGCAGCATGAAAGGTTCCGCCATGACCATCATCCCCCTGCCCCCGCTCCACCAGGGCTACAGCACCGCCCGCTACATCCTGCGCAATCACAGCTTCCACGACCTGGAAGCCATCGATGCGGCCTTCGAAGTCCTTGCCCACAGCCAAGACCCCGCCGACCGCGCGCTGTGCCGGGTTGTCGAGGACGAGATGTGGATGGTGCCGTATCCGGGGGCGAAGGTTGCCGCAGTGACAGTCGCTGTGATGGCCTTCGCGTGCTTCGGGGTGGCGACGCTGCTGGCGGGGTTCGTGCAATGAAGTGGCTGCTGCTCCTGCCCCTCGCCGCCTGCGCCCCGCACGCTGAGACGTGCCTGACGTTCCCGCTGCCGCCAGAATGCTCTCAGAGCGGCGGTGGCGGCCTTGCGCTATTGGCGCGGGACAATGTGCCGTCGAGGCCCGACCCCGCCCCAGCGCCTCGCCCAGAGCCGCCGAAGCCTGACCCGCAGCCAGAGCCCGCTCCTGCGCCTGACCCAGATCCGAAACCGGACCCTAAGCCCGACTACCATGACGACGAGCATGAGGATCACGACGACCATTACGAAGGCCCCGACTTTGACGAGGAACACGACGATGACCGGCGCGACAAGAAGCGGGACCACGACGATGACTGAAGGCCCGCTGCTGAAGCACATGCGCGCCCAGAACGAGGCGCTGCGGGAGGAAATCGTGCGGGAGATTGCGAACCTGCCGCAAGCCGATTTGCGGGGCGTGCTGCGGATGATTGCGGTTTGGAAAGGGCGCGCAGATGACTGATGATCTGGTGACAGAAGCCCGCAAAGGCGGTCCTTGTGCCGAACTCGGCGACCGGTGTCGGGCCATTGAAGCTGCCAGCGGATGCTTTTGTGCGGCTGTCGCCGACCGCATCGAAGCCCTGACAGCAGACTTCGCCCTCCAAGTCCAGCGCACCGACGAACAGCGTGCGGCATATGAGCAGGCCCTGTCGGTAACGGAGGCAGACAACGCGCGGCTTCGGAAAGCGCTGACGTTCTACGCAGACGAAGAAAACTACAAAAGCCGTCTCTCCACCGATCCCTGTGGCTGCTGCACGACATGGGACGAGCCAATAATCCACATTTACGGGGACGATAGCGGACATATTGCCCGCGCCGCCCTCACCGGAAGGGAACCGAGCCATGAGTGACCTGCTGCCCTGCCCATTCTGCGGTGAAGTCCCATTCCCCATGTCCGCTGGAATGGCGGGACAACCTCGCTGGCAGCATCCAAACCACGACACTTGTCCGATTGCTGGGCATTACCTTGGAGGCTGGAATATGCCTGAACAGTGGAACCGACGCACCTCCCTCACCGGAAAGGAGCCGAGCCATGAGTGACCTGCCCGAACGCATCTGGGCCTGCATGGGCGGCCCGATGGTTGGAATGTTCGTCAGCGGCGGCAATAACGGCGGCTGGCCTGAATATGTCCGCGCCGACACCCTGCCTCATGTTAACAAAACGCCGAAAAGCGAACATGACGCCGCAAACATGTTAACGCTCACCGCCGAGCGCGACCGCCTCGCAGCCGCCGTCGATGCCGTAATGGCCGACCGCAAGCGCATCCTTGAGGAACGCGACCGCAGCTTCGTGATGGTGATGGAGCGCGCCGAGCGGGCCGAGGCGGAAGTAGCCCGGCTGACTGCTTTGCTGCCCCACCCCGGAGAAACGGCCGCCGAGGTGATGTGGCGCAACCACCAGCGCGGCGTTCGCCTGGAAGAACTTGCGAAGGCAGCGGGCGTCACGCGAGAGCGGGCGCGGCAGATGGTGCGGAAGGCTGAGATGCGGATGGCTAAGACATGAAATACGCAGTCACCGTCAGCTACACCCTTGTGCGGGTCATCAGCATCAGAAACGCACGTACCGGCAAGGAAGCAGCGCTTGAGGCCCTTGAGACTGTGCGGAAGTGGAAGGACGTCCAGGCGCCGGAAGTGGTGGATATCAAAATGGCGTTGCCATGACCGCGCGGGCCTTGCTCACTCCGGCAGAAGCAGCCGCGCAGCTAAACATCAGCGAAAAGACCTTGCGTCGGCTGCGGGATCGCGGGTTACGCTATGTCATGCTCAGTGCTGGGTCTATCCGGTACAAACCCGACGACCTGGTAGCCTTCATCGAAGCGAGGACATTGGAATGCCGTTCCGCCCCAAAAACTCGCGCTTCTGGCACTACGACTTTCAGATCGGGGGTCGTAGATTTCATGGCACTTGCGGCACCGAAGATTTCGAGACGGCCAAGGCCGTAGAGGCGCAAGCCCGCGTCGAGGCCAAGGCCGGGCTGCACCGAACCGACGAGAAGGTGGGCATCTTCACCTTGTCCGAGGCCATCGGCACCTATTACGCCGACGTATGCACTCAGCAGCCAAGCGCGCGCACCAGCATGTCGCAAGCGAAGGCCATTCTTGGCATCTTCAGCAAGCCCAAGCGGCTGGAGGAAATGACCGACGCGGACCTGCTGCACTATGTGGCCCGACGCCGCGCGGCTGTCGCCGATGCCACGGCAAACCGCGAGTTGCAGTTCATGGCCCGCGCCATCCGGCACATGGCCCATTATCACAAGGCCGAGGTTCCCCGGCTGGATTGGAAGCGCCCCCAGGCCAAGGAACCGACCGAGCGCATCCGCGAATTGACATGGGCCGAGCAGGACGCGCTATACCAGCACCTTCGCGTTGACCTGCACCCCTTCGTCAAGTTCGCGCTGATGACCGGCGCCAGGCGCGCAACCATCTGCGTCCTGCGCTGGCGCGACGTGGACATGGACAACGCCCGCATTCGTTTTGCGCTCAAGGGCGGGCTGACAATGTTCTTCCCCATCAACAACGAAATGCGGGCATTCCTGTCCACCCTGCCCCGCTCAGACATCGCCAGCGAAAAGCCGTTTGTGCTGACCTATGCCGATCAGAGGACGAAAGGGAACCCGCGCCGGCGCATCACGACGGGCGGGGGCGGCGTTCACGACGACTTTCACAAAGCCGTGATTGAGGCAGGGATTGAAGATTTTCGCTTCCACGATCTGCGGCACACCTTCGCTACGCGGATGCTGCGACAGACCAAGAACCTGAAGCTGGTGTCCAAGCTGCTGGGGCATACGTCCGTCGAAACAACGACCCGATATGCGCATGTCATGGACGACGATCTGGCGGAGGCGATGGACAGTTATTTTGTCGTAAAGCTCAACACCTTGGAAGGGAGAAGGAAATGACGCCGAGTCAGGCTATCGAGAAAGCAAAGCTCACTCTACTAGAGGACCGCTATCTTTACGCGCACCTCACCATAAATGGAAGCATTCGCATCCCGGTCATTGACCTGACGGCGCAAGCATCCCCGCCGGCTTCCGAAGGCCCGCCTCTGGCAGGCCCAAGCCACATCGTGACTTTCACGATTGAGGAGTCGGCATTGTTCGGCAGACGGCTACTCGCTGAATACAGAGGATACAAAGAATTTGCAGGCTGACCCACTACGATATTGAGGCTGCAATCGCGGCCAGAAAGGTGGGGGAAATCAAACCTGGCTTCCGCAAAAACCACGACTCCGAGAAGGCGAGTCCCGAAATAAGTCCCGAAGCGCCTCGTAAATAACTGATATATATAGTTTGCCCCTAGCTTCCCAAGCTGAATACGAGGGTTCGATTCCCTTCACCCGCTCCAAAATCCCCCACTGCAAGCGTTTGAAATGTCTAAGGTTTTCTGCTGTTTTGCGCTATTTCAGCAATGCGGCGAAAACGGCAGGAAAGGCCAGAAACGGCCACTTCGGGACATAATATCCCAAAGAGTCCCGAAGTAAGTCCCGAAGCAGTTCCGGTGTTGTTCTTTCAAGCCATCCGCTCAATCGGGTCCAGCGCGCGCAGCACCAGCCCGTCGGCCTTATGGAACGTCAACGACTGCAGCGCCCGCCTGCGCGCTTGAGATAAGTTAATGGAATCGCTATAATAAACGAGCCGCGAGGTGTCTCACCACCAGCACGGCTCTAACCACCACAGGTCACGGAAGGACCACGTCATGGCTGCTAGAGAGTTACCATCGCCTGAAACCTTGCGCCAGTTGCTCCGGTACGAACCAGACACGGGCAAGTTGTTTTGGAGAGAGGCCCCGCTTCATCTGTTTCAAGATGGAGCATATTCGGCACAACGACGCCAAGTCACATGGAACGCCGGGAACGCCGGGAAGGAAGCCCTGTCATACTATGGCGGCGGGAAGACCTACAAACATGGGTCTGTGCAGTGGGTTAAGGTCTACGCGCATCGCGCCATTTTGGCGATGGAACTAGACAGGTGGCCGGAGGTTGTTGACCACATCAACGGTGTGAAGTCGGACAACAGGCGCGTCAACTTGCGCGAGGTGACTATTGTGCAAAATGCCTGCAATACCAAGCTTAGGTCTGACAATTCGTCAGGCCATCACGGAGTTTCGTTTCGCCAGTCTCGTGGGGTGTGGCGGGCGCGTATTCGCCTAAATGGCATCGAAACCTGCTTAGGTCATTTTGCTGAGAAAGCAGACGCAATTTCAGCCCGCCAAGCAGCCGAAGTCGCGCTGGGGTTTCACGCAAACCACGGCAGGGTCACACCCCCACCTTAACCCGCTGGACCTCGCCCTTCGTCCGATGGTAGGTGATGGCCTGCAACTGCGCCCTCGCCGAGTAGGCGTGGCTCACCGCGTAGGCGTCCCGCTCCGTCACCGCGCGCAGTTGCTCCCATTGCACCCCGCCGATGTCGGCCGACTTGTGGTGGTGAAGGTGGCCGGTGAACAGGAACCGATACTTGGTGCTGCCCCACATCGGCGCGTATTCGTCGGCTAGGAAGAACACCAGCCGCTCGGCCTTGGCCTTGTCGCCGTGGTGCGCCGCAATCATCACCTCGCCGAACTGGTGCGCGAAGAACTCGCCCGGGACTTCCTGAACCGTAATGCGCGGGTTTGACCGAAACCGCTGGCTCAACGCAAACAGGATTGCCAGATAGGCATCGGGATTATGGTTCCCCGGCAAAATCCTGACGATGACGTCCCGGTGTCTGCCCGCGATGGTTTCCGCTGCGATGGCAAGCGTGAGGATGGCCGTCTGCGTCGTGAGGAAGTAACGCGAACTTGTATCAAGCTGGTGCTTGCTTTTCTGCGTCTGGTTGGTCTGGTCGTTGGCGTGCGTCAGGTCGCCTACGTCCAGCAGGATAGCCGTGCCGGATGCCGGGGAAGCCGACACGCAGCGGCCCACCCAAGACACGACACGTGCCGCCGCTATCGACAGGTCGTAATCCGCGCCGGTTTCCTTTCCCCAAGACATGGCGCCCAGGTGGACGTCAGCGAGAGGATAGACGGTCAGGAGGTCGTCATCTGCATATTCCGGGGGAGGTATTGCCGCGATGGCGGGAACGGCGTCCAGCGCCGCCCTGATGCGCTCTGCGACGTCTTCCGGCTCGGCCTGCTCGATTTTATGATAGACTGAAAAACCCGGCTCGCCGTCCTTCGGCGGCACCTTCGTCCACATTGAGTGCGGAACCAGCCCCGTGCCGACCGCATCCATCGCTGTCTGTACGGCGCGGTCCCGGTCATTATCACGCCACCACATGACGAGCGTGTTCGGCGCGATGCCTAGTTCTTTGGCGGCGGCCCGGAAAGTCCCGCCAGCGGCGAGGTGGCGATTGACCACCTCGCGCCGACGTTCAGCCTCTCCTTCACGGAGTTGCATCGGGCTGCACCGCCGTCAGCCCCATCGCCTGCAGCGCCGCCACCCCATCCATCCCGCCGATAGCCGTCAGCGTCCCCGGCAACGCCGCCACAGGCTCCACAGCGAACACCAGCGCCGCCTGCGCGCGTCCAGCAGCCGTCATGTCGATGATGCTGTCCATGTCCCATGCGGGCCTGACGAGGGGCTGTGTAGCGCCTGAGACCCATTCGTCTGAGGCTTCCCAGCTTGCGGCTGCGTACAAGTTGCCGTCAGCGTCCTGCCAGTCGAGGCCCATAAATGTTTCGGCGTCTGCCGGGCCATATGCCAAGCACATGGCAAGCTGGTTTGCATCGGCAACAAGGGCCTCAGATGGGGCTGCTACGATCCGCATCACGCACCGCCTTTCGCTGCCAGCCACGCTGTCAAGTCGGTTGTCTCCGTTCCCGTCAGCGCGCGGTTAATCGCCAAATACCCGGACAGCGACAATACTTTGAGCACGTCTGTAGCCCCGGACAACGACTGCCCGGTTTCGATCGTCACCGTGCCTGCCGAGTTGACATAGGCCACCGTGTATGTGCCAGCCGATGCCGTCCAGTTCAGTGTATCCAGATCGTCAAACAGATACGACACCGACTGCACCCCGGTTTGAGTAACGTCGTATTGCGTGGTGACGCGCTGGTAGTCTGTGGCGGTGGAGTTGTGTTCAAACTGCAGCTTTGCGTCAAGAAACTCTCCGCCAACCCAAGTTCGGGACGGACGGTCAGCGGTGTGCGTTGCACCAGCAAGAGCGAATTGAGGGCTGGATGTGCCGACGCTTGCGCGAGTGTGGGTGACTGAGCATTTCACCGAGCCATCTGGCAGTGTGACCACCAAAGCAGTGACTGCGGTGGCCTTGCCCACAACAGAAACAGAATCCAAATCAAAGGTTGCGGACGCAATAGGCGAAACGCTTCTGTCGGCTACCCAAGCATACCGATTCCGCCCAGCGGTTGACGGGAACGTGGCGCTTATTGTTACCGCGCTTGCTGGCGCAGACGCAGAGGTAGTTTCAACATATGCTGCACCTGTAGCCGCGTTTGCGGTTATCCGCTGCCCGGACGCTGTGACCCCGCTTTTAGTCCAGCCGCCAGACCCAAGCGCAACGCTATAATCCTCACTCCACGTCAGCAAATTCCGCCGCCCACCCAGTGGCACCACACCGTATGTCGGGCGGGATGCGGCTGTGGCTTGCGTGGCGTTATTCCCTCGGCCCGACTTGTCGTTCATGCGCGCCACGGTGTTGCCCGGCGTCGTCACGGGGGTGGTGCCAGCGGTGTCGGTGAACAGCGTCGGCAAATCCGAGGGGTCGTACCAGACGCCGGGTTCGGCGAGGGCGAAGAGGGCGGAGGGGGAGAAGGCCCGCCCCCGCCGTGGCCCGAACGGGCTGCGAATGCCGTCGAGGGGGCTGATATCAAGCATTCGACACCACCACCTGCGCGCCACCGTCGGCGAACACATAAACGCGATTGACGCCGGAAACGCCGGGAAACAGGTCCGCCAACGCGACGTTGCGCTCGCCCTGGCCCGGGTTGTAACGCAGTGCGCCGGCAAGGTGCGTCGGTGCGGTTGCGCCAACGGTGCCTTTGACGCGGACGAAGTTGCCCGAAATGTTCTGGAACGTGATGGTGGTCACGTTGCCATCCGTGATTTGCGTCCAAGTTGCGGCGGGGATATCAACTGTCGTGTTCTGGGCCATGGGGTCGCTCCATTCATTGAGGATGCAGGAAGTTGTTCAGTCGTGGCGGGGCTACTTGGCCGCCCACCCCTTGCGGACGGCCAGCGCCCACGCGGTTTCAGTGCCAGCGCCAAGCGCCAGGCCGATGAGGCCGATAACCTCCGGGTCACGCGAAAGCTGCGCGCCGAGTTCGGGGGCGATGAACCCGACGGTCATCAGGGCCGACGACAGATAGCGGGCGAGAACGCGCGCCAATTGCGGGAGGAAGGGCTGCATGTCGTATCCTTTCAGGCGGGATATTTGCTGCGGTGAAGTTCGTAATGCGGGAAGTCCCAGCCCCAATCGCCACCCCATTCAAACGGGACGTTTTCGGCTGCGAAGGCTGCCGCGATGTGCGTGTTCAGCCGGCGCATGAGCGGGACGTTGAACATTTCAGCCGTCTCAATCTTGCCGTCCTTGTCCAAGTCCAAGAGCGGGCAGAGGTCCACGGCGTGGCCCGTCAGGTGGCGGGAGTTCATCGTCTTCGACGCCCCGGCAGCGACAAGCTGCTTCTGCCGTTCCTTGGTGCGCAGCCCTTCGATGACAACGAAATCGATGGGGCTATCCTTCAGCGCCCTGTCGAGCGCCCGGCGCAAATCCGGGTGAATGCCCCACAAGCTGCGAAGGCTGCGCGCGGACCAGGCCCTCATGGCTTGGCCCCGATAAGGTCGCGCAGAAGCTGGTTCGTCTGCTTGGTTTCTTCTTTGAGTTCCGCGATAGCGTCCTGCACCGACTGCAGTTGCGCCCCGACAGTTGCGGCCCCGACGGCCATCCGCTGCGTCTGGCCTTCGACTTCCTTCAGCCGGGTGTCCTGCTGCTCAATCGCCCCGTTCGCCCGGTCCACGTCGGCGCGGACATTGGCGAGGAAGAAAGACACGGCAACAGTCTGCACGACGACAGTAATGCAGACGGCCAGCCATGCCGGCAAAGTCTGGTGCCATTTCGGGGATTCCGGCATGTCGCGCTCCATTCATTTGGGCATGAAAAAACCCGCGCGAGGCGGGCTGTGCGTGGTTATGTGGGTGGCGTCAGGCTTCGATAAGCGCCGCAGCGAGGAACAGTTCGTCCAGCGCCTCATCGTCCAGCCCCAGCGCCGGGGCCAGCGCGTTCATCATAGGCGAGGTGCGGCGGAACACCTGGGCGTTCTGCCAGGCGATAACCGTCAGCCCGCCAGCCGCTGTGACTGCCGCTTCTGCGTCGTCCAGCTTGCCCGCCGTATAGAGCGCGGCGATGGCCTGAAAGCGCGAGACTTCCGCCGTCGCCCGCCAAGCGGCGAGGACTTCTGCTTCCGTCAGGGCGACAGGAAACACCGCCTGCGGGACGCCTTCGCTGTCGGGCGTGATGGTTGCGCCTTGTTCCTGCGCGGCCATGAGTTCCGCGTGATATTCCGCGTCAATCTCAATCAGGTCGGTCGGCGGGTTTGCATAGACGACATCAGACGCGAAGAAGCCGCGACGGTCGGGGCTGTATGAAATGCTCATGCTCAGTACCCCAAGGCCAGCCAAGATGCCGCGACTGCGCCAGATGTGTTGCTGTTGTTCGTGACGTTGAAGCCACTAGTTCCTTCGCTTCGCGTTCCGACACTAAACACTGACGAGTTGTTCGCAGTCGGGCGTGGCGTTGCAAAAGCTGCAATTATGGCGTTCGGAAATGTCAGCGGGAGAGTCACAAACACGTTCCCGCTGCCTGCGATAGTAGCAGTGAACCCGCTTTGCAGAATGAGGCCGCCCGGGAATTGTTGCCAGGTTGGCGCGCCAAGCGACTTTGCGAAACCCAGCATCGTTTGCAGTTGCGCCACTGTAACGGCAGTTTCCGCCGCCGCCGACCCCGTCGGGTTCCCGCGCAGCGTGTTTGCGGCGACAGTGTCGAACGAGACGTCAACCCATGCCGTATTCGCGTTGTTGCGCCGCTTAAGAATAAGCGTTGTGGTGTCGAACCACGTCATGCCCGCAACTGTCGGGGACGGTGCCGCCGCGCCGCTGCTGTTGGACTGCAGCGCCGCAAGCGCGGCATTGACAGCCGTGCGGAAGGCCGAGCCGCCGCTGTTGGGAATCGTCCAGTTTGTAAGCTGAGCCATTATATAACCTCATCGGCGACAAGCCGCAGTTGTGAGACGACGGGCGTGAAGCTGGCGTCGTTTGATGTGAGTATCGCGCGGGCTTGCACGCCCCAGGCCGAGGTTTCGGTATTCTCGACGCGGCCCCAGTCCGACCAGACGGGCGACCCGGCGGGGCTTGTCTGCGTCGTGCGGAATTCCACTTCGACGTCCACTTCGCCGCCGTCCACGCCGTCGAACGAAAGCCAGTCGTCGATGTTGCCGGTGCGGGTATCAATCTGGTCGAAGACATTGTCCGAAACCATGTCGATGACCGACCGCAGCCGCATTCGCTTCACAAGTCCGGCGTTGATGCCCGTTGCGAACGTGTAGGTGCCTGTCGGGAGTATCCCGCCTTCGAAGTCAATGTCGGCAACCGCGTCCACGTCGGCCCAGGTGTCAATCTGGCCGCTGCTGTCCAGCTTCAGCGTTGAGCCGACAAGGGTGACGCCCGACTTCGCGCCGGTAAAGGTTGCGTCTTCCTGCAGCGTGGCAATGCCGGTGTAGCCAATCGCCGTCGCGCCGCTGGTGGAGATGACGACGCTTGGCCCGTAGTTGTCGCCGCTGTCGCGGGCGCGCAGGACATATGCGCCGGGCTTAAGGGGAACGACGGCAATGGCCGTTGAGCCGGGAACTTCGTCCATGCTGACGGCATTGGCGAAGCTGGGCGAGGATGCCGCCGAATGCCGGATGATGATTGTGCCGCCATATCTGACGTCAAGATCCGGGTGCAGCGTCCATTTCAGGACTGCCAGCCCGCCCGCCGTCTGCAGCGTGAGGCCGGTAATTGCGGCAGGCAGCGCGCCCAGGCCAGACACCTCAAGCGCGCATGACGCGAAGGCCGACGACACGCCGAGCCGCGAGATAGCCTTGACGCGGAATTCCCATTGCCCCGGCGTCCAGTCCAATAGCGTGAACGACAGGTTTTCCGTCCTGCCCTGGCGAACCCAAGCGCCCCCGTTTACGCGGGCGTCGATGATATACTGGTCAACGTAAGGCGACGTCGAGCGCGGCCAAGTGAGGGCAACTTGCGTCTTCACCCCTGCCCCGTCGCGCGTCAGATAGAGGCTTTCGGCGGCGGTGGGGGAACCCGGTGGGGTGACTTTGAAGGCGTTCGGCAGCGTCGTGCGCGGGGCTGCGGCGTATATCTGGAATTCGCTTGAGGCCCAGTCATAGACCAGCGGCGAGGTTTCGCGCAGCGTCAACTGCGGCGCAATCACGGCCCCGGCCTCGCCGCTGCTGAGTTGCAGGTTCACGGCCGCGACGTCGAACGGCTTTGCTGAGAAGCCCCACCGCGCATAGTCCAGCGTCACGGTATCGCCGACCGTCGCCAGCCAGGCGCGCAGCTTGCCGTCGATTTGAACCGTCATTTGCCGGCGGTTGCGCTCAAGTTCAATCTTGGCGAGGCGCTGTGCCATTGATGCCGAAATCGTGAAGGGCAGCGTGATGTCGCGCCAGACAACGTCACCGCCGTCTTCCGTGATGTAAGCCGCCGACTGATACGCCGGAAAATCGTCTGCTACCCAGTCGTTATCGGGCGAAACGAAAGTACCGCGTACAGCGTTGAAGTTCTGCGCCCGGCTGATGCGCGTGGCGACGGACAGGCCCGCCTCGGTGCAGTCGTCCGCCGTCAGGGCAAGCGTCGGCGTCCGGTAGGCTCCGGCATAGATGTGCCACTGCCCCGCCTGCCAGCCGCAGGTCCCGGCCATTGCCGTCAGCAGCCCTTCAATGACTTCTTGCGGCGCAACGCTGGTGTCGATGAGGCCGTTGCAGGTATAGCGCCGCTCCGTGCCGCCGCCCACCTTGGCAACCGTTTCGTCGCAGACGTTCGCCGCCTCAATCAAATCGGCTTCGTTTATCCCGTCGGCCGCCCCGATTTCAGCGCCCAGGCCGTAGATTGGGTCGGCCATGTAGTCCGCAAGGCACAGCGCCGGGTTGGTCTTATAGCTGCGCGAACCCGTGCGCGGGTCAAGGATGTCTTTCTTGCCTTTGACGTAGACGGATACGTTCGGGATTCCATTGGGATAGATGTCGGGATTGAAGCCGAAGTTGAGGAATATCGCCGCCCGGTTCTGCAGCTTGTGCGCGGTTGTCCAGAGTTCGGGGGACGCAGCCCGCAGCGAGGCAAACGCGCCGCCGGTTCCGGTGCCAGTGTGCTTTTCATAGGACAGCCAGCCGACGTATCGCCCAACCACGTTGCCGTCGAAGTCGATTGCCAGTTCGCCGTTCAGGTAGACCGAGCCAATCATTTCGACCGGGTGCGCTGCGAGGGCGATGACCATGTCGAGCGCTTGGTCCGTGATGCCCCCAGCGTCGCGCGTGTTCAGGAAAACAATCGTGCCGCCGACAACCGCTTCGCCGTAGATGATTTTGTGCGGCGCGATGGGCTGGCGCGACGTAACCGTGCGGCCCTTCATTGTCCCGGTATCGACGTTCTTCCGCGTCAGCGCTGCTGCTGCGGTGGACAGCAAAAGCGAAGCGCCGAGGTTGACGACGAAGCCGGCCAAGACGCTGGACGCGGCAAAGGTTGAAATCGCGGCGAACGCGGCGGCAAGAAACGGCATTCAAACCCTCCAGGCGGCGCGGCAGGACGACAATGGCCGCAGGGTGGCCCCCAGCGGCGCGAGAAACAGCCCGTGAGGGCCTATGCAGACACCGAGCGCGTCATCGTCCCCGGCAAGCACCAGGTCGCCGCGCTGCGCTGTTTTAGGCGGTATCGGCGGCCCCATGACGCGGCAGGCCAGCCCTTCGACGGACGACACGCCGAGACGCCGCAGCATTCGCGCCGCGCCCCGTGCCGTGCTGTAGCGTCCGCGCCATTCCGCAGCCGCGTCGATGCCGGTGAGCTGGCGCCGCACGTCGAACGCCCATGTGGCGCAGTCGCGCGAACCCCATGCGAAAGGTGCAGTGTCGGCAATGGCCGCGTGCAGCACTGCCTCCCAGCCGTGCCTACGCATTGCCCCAAGTGATTTCCTGCTCCTGCAGGGCGGTGACGTACTCAAAGCCACGGTCGCCGGGATAAAGCGCCTTCTGGCTTTCGTCAGTGTAGCGCCACTCGCGCGGGCGGGTGAGGTCGATGAGGCGGCTTTCGTAGGTGATGGTGGCAATGGCGCTGTCCTGCCCGTCGGCGATGGTTGGCACGTCCAGGCGGCCCGCGAAGGCCAGCACCGGGTCAGCCACAACCGCGCCGCCTTCCGTCATCAGCGCCACCCAGACTTGCCCCGGCAGGCCTTGGCGTGCCGCGCTGATGCAGGCCGACACAACGTCAGGCGGGACGCCCGACAGCGTGATTGTCAGGCCAGACGCGACGATTGAGGTGGTTTCCTCGACTGCCCCGATGCCCAGCAACGTGCCGGCGCCGGTCCAGAATTTGCCGTCCCATGTAATATCCGCCGTGCCAGACCAAAGCCGCAGGAAGCCGCCGACGAACTGGCCTTCAAAGAAGATGGCCGGGCGGATTTCCTTTGCCGCAAGCGCGGTGACAAACGCCGATGATGCGTTCCGGCTCATATCGCTTCCCGCGCGGTGATGCTGAAGCGGTAGATGTCGCCAAGCCCGATTTGCGCCGGGATGGGCGATGTGGCGCGCAGCAGGACGCCGGGGCTGGTGACGTTGAGCGCCGCATTGTCAGCCGGCACCGAGCGCAGCGGCGGCACAAAGTTCAGCGTTGCGTTACCAGCCGTCGGCGGCGCGTCTGCCGTCAACTGGTACAGGCGGAAGTCGGCGCCCGTGCCGATAGAAAAGCAGTCGCCCGCGTAAAGCCCGGTTCCCGTCCAGCCGTCTGTCAGCAGCGTTGAGCCTGACTGTCCGCCGCCTTTGACGAGGGGCGTGCCGAGGCCGGTGGGGTTGTCGATGTAGGGGTCGCGCAGAACGAACGTGCCAGCAGCGCCGCCAAGGGCTGCGAAGAAGGCGGACAGCTTGCGCCCGTCGCGCGTCTGCGTTGCGGCGAACTCAATCTCATACTCCCACCAGCGTCCGCCCCAGTCCTGCACTTGCTGCGTGCCGGTGAATGGGCTGGTGGTGACGGCAACGGCGGCGCGCAGGGTGCGCGTCATGTTCGTGACCAGCGTCAGGGGAAGTTCGTCGTTCATCAGTAGCCCCTCGCGCCAGCGGCCCGGTTCGCAGATACGGACTGCCGCAGAATGTCCGGCATCGCCTGGCGCAAGCGCGCGTCAATCTGCGCGGCTGTTCCTTCAACTGCGCCGCGCGCGTCGATGTTCACCACCGTGCCGCCGCCGCCCGATGACCGCACGCCCAGCTTCCCGCCGATGCGGGTGAGCGGCATGATTGCTTCCGGCCCGGCTTCGCCCATCAGGCCCGCGCCGTTCGCCATCGGGAACACGGTGGGGCTGTTGACGACGCCGCCAGAGGCGAAGGCTGTGACGCGGCCATTTGAGAAGGCGTTGCCGTTGGCGTTGAGGTTAAACGCGCCCGCGAAGGCACCGCCGACACCGCCATCGCCGAACAAGCCCTTGCTAAAGGCAGAGAACGCTTCGTTTGCAAGGGTGTCTGCCAGCGAGGCGAGAAGGTTCGACACGGCGTCCCGCGCAGATTCGGCGCCGGTTACAAACGAGCCGAACGCGCTGCTGAAGGCGGACTCCATCGACTGGGCCGCACTGCTGGCCTCTCCAGCCTTGTCCTTCAGGTCGTCCACGGCCCGGTTAAACGTGTCCTGGCTGATTTCGCCAGCGGCAAGCAGCGTGTTCAGCTTGCCGAGTTCAATGCCGTATTTTTCCGCCTCGGTGCGCGTCTGGGCGAAGACCCGCGCCGCCTCGCGCTGCAGCTCGTTGGCTTCCTTTTGGGCTGCGCCACCGCCGGTCTTCGGGTCGGGCGGGTTCATGCGCTTATCAAGGGCGTTCTGCGCATCAGTGCCGCCGGGCGTGCGGCCGCCATAGGCAATCGCCGCCTGTCCGCCGGGGCTGAATTCCACAGCCATTTGCGCAAGCTGTCCATCTGCCGCAAGGCGGCCCTGCGCCAGCGCCCACGCGGCTTTCGCGGCGGCAAGAAGCGTATTTGCCAGCCCTGCGGCGGCGCCATCTGCGGAGGAAAACGCCCCCGCAAGGCCAGATGCAATCGAGGAAAGCTGGCCCGCTAGGTCAACGGCGAGCGATAACGGGTTCGCCATGCCTTCCATCTTGGTCTGGACTTCGCCCGCCTGCAGCACGATTTCCGCCATCTGCCCGTAAACGGCCTGCAGCGGCGCCGGCATCGCATCGACGCTGCGGTAGGTGTCCAGAAGGGCATCGCTGACGCTCTGAGCGGCCTCTGCCTGTTCGGTCAGTCCTTCAGCATCGTTCAGAGCCGAAAGCGCATTGCGCAGGGCGTCAACCTGGCCTTCGGTCATGCCGAAGTTGTCGTTGAGCACGCGGATTGTCTCGACAGTCCGCGAGAAGCCGTCGTCAGACATGACAACCTTGTCTTGAAGGTTGGTCATCGACGTGACGACTGCAGCTATAACCGCGTTAGTCGCTGTCATAGCGTTGACCAAGGTTACCGCCTGCTGTGCAACAAGCGCATCCCGCGCCGCCGTGGCAAGCCCGCCGTATTTCTCGACCAGCTGGTCTGTCGGCGCCCGCGCGGCGTCGGCTGCGGCGATGTAAGCGTTCACGGCCGAAGCAAGCTCAGTGACCGCCTCGCCAGACGTCTTCGCCTTCTCGCCAGTGGAAAAGAGTATGCCGGCAAGCGGGATAAGGATGGCCGAAGCAGTACCGGCAAGCACGCCGAACAATCCAAAGCCAGACAGAAGCTGCGGAAGCTGTTGCGCCAGCGCGCGGGTGGCGGAGGTGCCGCCCGCAATCTGCACCGCCAAATCCTGCACCTGAAAGCCGACGTTCTGCAGGCCAGCCCTAGACGCGCCTGCGCTGCGGTTCAGGTCGTTGAACGCCCGCGCACCGTCCCGCGACACCCGCTGCCCGAACTGGACAACCTGCCCGCCGGTCTTCTGCAGGCTGCCGTCCATTGCGCCAAGCTGCCGCCGGGCAGATGCCACGCCCTTGTCGAACGCGGCGCTTTCCAGCGCGAGAACGGCACGAAGGGCGCCAATTTCTTCAGCCATCGCGCGCCTCCGCTGCTTGTATCATGTCGCCCCACGCCTGCATCGACGCCCAGATTTCATCCGGGTCTTGCGCGGGCTTCGGCTTCCCGTCGGGGAAAACCTTGTCGAATTTTGGCATCCGCTTGGGGTCATTCACGGCGAACGACACAAGGTAAGCCAGAGAATAGGCGCGCCCGTCTTCGACGCGCTTCAGGCGGGCCTCGCGGTCAGACGCGGCCTGCATGATGACTGCGGCTTCCCGCAGCGTGACGTCCCAGAAGTCGGACGGGGCGAGGCCAAGGCCGACCCACGCCCGCAGAAGCGCCGACCAGTCTAGGCCGTCGGCGCTTCGCCGTTTCCCGGTTCAGCATCCTTCGGCGGGAACGCGAGGCGCAGCCCTTCGGCGAGGATGCGGTCAACTTCGACGGGGCCGATGTCGTCCATTATCTCGCCTGCTGTTTCCAGCGTGATGCCGCCAATCGCCGCCCAAAGAAGCAGGCGGAATGACAGGGTGCGCTTGCCAGACACGGCAGTATCGGCAAGCAAAGCCTCCAGCGACTGCCCGCTGCGCTCTTCGACCCGGCAAATCGCGTTCGTGGTGAACCGAAGTTCAAACGACTTGCCGAGTGCGTCGAACGTCACGCCGTTCCGCATCAGGCGTAAACCGGCGCGCCAGTGACTTTCAGCGTGATGCTGGCGGTCATCTTGTCTTCCATCGGCGCGCTGCGCTCATAGCCTGTGAGATAGGCCAGGAACGTAATCGTGCGGGCCGGGGAATACTGCGAGAACGTAGCGCGATAGGTGCGCGGCGCCCGCTCCAGCGTGATGCCGCGCAGAAGCGCGTCGGTCGTGCCGCCGGTGTCCCACAGCATTTCGAACGACGCTTCGCCGTAGTCGATGAGGCCGGCGATGAATTCGCGCGCCATGTTGGCGGACGACGACGAGGTCACGTCGATGATGTCGCGCGTTGGATTGGGCGGCGTGAACGACATGATGGTGCCGATGGCATTCGTCGGCGTGGTCGCGGGGGAGACATCGCTGACGGCCAGCGCAATGCCATATCCAATATCGGGCATGTGGAAACTCCAGATAAAGGGCCAGCAGTTGCGCCAGCCTTGTGGGGGTGAAGGGTCAGGTCGTCAGCAGGGTCGCCGACAGGCCAGTTCCGGTTGTGATGTCGATGACGCCCTTGAGGTAGAGCGCGATGGAATCCAGCGGGATGACGACTTGCCCCCCTGTAGCGATTGACCCCACGGCGTAGCCCGCCGAGACGGTGACAGTGCCGAGGCCCGTCACGTCGGCGGTTGTTGCGTCCGCGCCGTCGATAACTGGCGAAAGCGCACCAGCCGTCGAGTTGTGCAAGATGAGGATGTCGCCCGCGCCGGGGCGATAGGTGAAGGGGTTGCCGGTTGCGCCAAGGGTCGTGCGCGTAGAAGCACGCTGCCCGACCCCCTGAAGCGATGTTGCGACGATTGCAGGCATCGGGGTTACTCCTGGTGATGAATGAAGAAGTCGAGGGAGACGCGGCCGATGGTCTGCGCGTCGGTCGTTTCGGGCGATAGGTCGCGCTCATTGCTTAGAAACGCGCCCTTGATTGCGCCGCTCCGGTAGCCAGACAGCGCCGCTTTTACCTGACGGCCCAGCAGCTTGGCGGCCCCCACGCTTGTGGCGTAGCAGTCAACTTGCACGCGGGTCTGCGTGTATCCTGTGCGCCCCGACATGGTGTAATCGTCGCCGCCGCTGATACGGTACAGCACAATGCGCGGCGGGGTCACGCCCTGCGCCGTCATGCCCCAGTCAACGGGGGTGTTCGCTATCTGTGCCTTAAGGCGGGCGCGCAGAAGTTCGTCCATCAGCGCCCCCGTGGCATCTGCGGCCCAATGAAGGCGGCTTTCGTCAAGCGCCGCCCCAGCGCCTTTTCGATTTCGTCGCGGATGGCGGTTGCAAGCGTTGACAGCACTTCGGCTTTGTTCGCGTCCCAAGCGGGGCGCAGGAACGGGTCGGGCGGCATGATGCCGGTGGACCTGCCGTTAATCTTGATGGACTTCATCTTGCCGCGATAGTTTTTGGTTCTGATGTACGCCTTCGCTAGGAAGCGTTCGACGGTGCCGAATTCGACAAGGTGCGCGTGCGGCGCTGTTGACCCGACAAACATGACCTTGCGGCCCTTGCCCGGTTTTTCCAGTGACTGCGCCATCTGCCCCGCCTTGATGGTCGGCGCGATGCGGATGCTTTCAGGCAAGCTGCCCGGCGCATAGCTGCGCGCAGCGGCGGCAACCGGCTGAAGGGCGCGGCGCATACCCGATGACACGCCCTGCCCCGCCAGTTGGCGCGGAATCGCCTGCAAAAGCGCGTCCATCTCCTTGAAGCCAATGACCTTCAAGCTTGCGGACATCAGTCGCCCCTCGCGCTTGCGGTCATCTCAAGCCCCTCGCGGCGGCCAATTTCCTTGATATTGGTGATGTCGTATTCGCGGCCCGCGCAGACCATTCGGTCGGCGGGTGTAATTGATGCCGTAAACGGCGAATAACGCACGACAAAACGCGCGGTGACGGATGCCGAAACCTCGTTGGCGCGGTAGCGTTCGCCGTCGCTGACGTCCGTCTTGGACGCCCAGACGGGGCTGCCGAGATCCCCGAATGCCTCAACCTGGGCAAAGCCGTCGTCGGTCAGCGTGAAGCGCCGGAATTGAACGCGGCGGTCGAGGGTGCCGGCTTCCATTAGGCGGCCATCCAGCCAAGACGCTGTGTTGACACCAGTGCGTCCACGCCCATCGGCAGTTCGCTCATGGCTTCATCAACTGCGGAACGGTGTTCAAACAGATGCCCGATGCAAAGAAGCACAGCCATCCGCAATTCGGTCGGCAGCGTCGTATAACCCGCCGTGAACGTGATGGTGATTGCGTCTTCGCGCACCGCCGTTACCGGCCAGGCCTTGTTCGGCTTCGGGCGCAGCGAAGTCAGGTCATCACTGCGGAACAGGTAGAAATCCGAGTTCGACATGGTCTGCAGCGTGTCGCCGCTGTCGTAATAAGTCACGGAAACCAGTTCCTTGACCGGGCTTTTGGGCAGCACGATGTCGCCCGCGATGGACGACCAGGACGCGGCCCAGGTTTCTTCCGCCATCACCCGGCCCGCCATTTCACCGACAAGCGCGGTGCTGGACGCGATAAGCGCGGTGATGAGCGTGTCTTCGGACGTGTCGTCCACGCGCAACTGTGCCTTTGCCTCTGTCAAGGTGACAGGCGAGGTGCCAGCGGCAGAGGTGCGGCGAAGCAGCATCAGCGCACTGCCTTCTCGGTTTTGGCCGTGCGAACGGCGCGCTCGGTCACGGCTTCCCGCGCCAGTTCGGCTTGGTCGGCGGCAATCATCCGCGCGCCTTCTTCCGGCCCGACTTCGATGATGTCGCCACGGTTCTGCACAAGGCCAGGGCCAGCGCGCGAGACGAGCAGTTTCAGTTTCATGGCAAACCCCCAAGGCAATGCGGGAAGGGCGCTGGACGCCCTTCCCAGGCTTTACACGCGGCCCTTAGATGGCAGCGGTGATCAGGTGCTTGATGGCGCCCGTGTTGGCAGCTTCACCGTCGAAGCGGATCAGGCCGAGGATGCCGTAGTCGGGCGCGAAACGCTCACGCGCGACGAACGTGATCGGGTTGCCGACCTTGCGGACCATGTACTTGCCCAGATCGCCGAACAGGACGACTTTCTTGGCGGCCGCGATGCTGTCCATCGCCTGGTTCACATAGTAGCGGTAGCCCAGCAGGCTGCCCGGCTGGCCCTGGATGACGTTGCCCATCTGCCAAAGGTAATTTCCGTCGCCATCCTTGAGCTTGCGGATGGAGGCGAGCGTGGCGTCGTTGAACATGAACGCCGCTTTCGGAGAGGTCCGGTAAGCCGGGTCAACCGAGTGCAGCAGGTCAATGATCTCGTCAGCCGTGATGGCCGTTGCCGAAGCAGCGGTCTTGCCTGCGGTCGAGGCAGTCACGATGCCGTTGGGGGCAGACGAGCCCGTGCCGGTGGTCAGCTGCGTGTTGGCCGTGCGGCCAAGGCGCTCACCGAGGAGGGAGCCGAGCAGGGCTTCCATCGAGAAGATGGAGTCCATGTCCAGTTCCCAGGACCACTTGACCCACTCGGTGTCATACGAGAAGGCGTCCAGCGAACGCTGCGAGAACGTCGCGTCTTCGCCGCCATCGTCGGTGACTGCGCCGCCTTCGGTGTGCGCGACGGCGACTTTGGCGGTGTCGTCAACGAACGGCATCCGCATCGGGTTTCCCGACGTCGTGCGGATCTCGGTGATGACGTTGGCGTCCCACATCGGGCCGTGGGCCTTCATGGCGACTTCAATCTGCGCCATCAGTTCGGTCGGGACGGTGAAGCCGCCGGCCGAGTTGGTGCCGGCCGTCTGCGTGCGCAGTTCGGTCGCGCCACGGCGAAGAACAGCGCGCTCCTCGGCGGACAGGTCGTCCAGCGGGCCGCAGATGGCCTTGGCGAAGACTTCGCGGTACTCGACCTTCAGACCTTCGTCCTGGCCGCGTGCTTCGACGTTCTCGCCGCGCGGGCGACGGGCGTCACCGGCATTGGCGCGGGCTTCGGCTTCTTCAAGCTTCTGCAGGCGCTCAATGCGCAGGCCGACCTTGTCGTGGTCGGACATCATGCCGTCGAACTCGCGCTCGATTTCAGCCGCGCGGGCTTCGTCGGTCGAGCCGGAGATTTCGTTGAATTTGGCGCGGGCGTTTGTGGCGATGCGCGCCTGCTGCTCACGCAGCGACTTGATGTCGGTCATGGTAAACTCCATTCTGACCAAAGGAATGCCGCCCGAAGGCGGCGTTGAAGGCGTTTGGCGCGCGGCCTTAGCCCTCCCGCTCCATCAGAGCGAGGTTCATGTGCATCCGCGACTTGCGGACGCTGTATCCAGATTTCGCGCTTTCCTTGCGGTGAGCGTCTAGGCTGCGAAGCCCGATTTCCGTGGTCGGATAGGCACCACGCGGCACCACCGAAACCTCGAACAACTCACCGACCCGCTGGATGGTGCGAAGCGGGGTGTCGCCCGTCTCGTCCCATTCCTGCTTGCCGCCTTCCATTGAGAAGGCGAACGACATCTGGTCGATGTTCCCCGCCTTGATGTTTTCCATCAGGTCGCGGGCGAGCTGCGTATTCGGCGGCAGGATTTCCACCCGAAGCCCGCGCTCATCTTCCGCAAGCGTCAGCGTCCCGGCTTTCTTGCGCCCGATGACGTTGCCGTAGTCGTGGTTAAACAGCGCGTGGATGTCGTCGCGGTTCAGGGCGTCGGAGAAAGCACCCCGCGCCACCCGTTCGCGGAAGTATCCGCCGATGTCTGTGGCCTGGTCAAAAACTGCGGCGTATCCAACCAGCCGCGCAGGCTCATCATCTGCACGGCTTTCCAGCCTCATATCGGCCAGCACGCGAATTTCATGCGTCATTCTGCAACCCCGGTTCTGTTTGCTGCCCGGTCTGTGAAATCGGGACCATCGCGCCCTGCATGTAGAGCAGGTCATCGCCGTCAGCGCGTTCGCGGTTTTCCATTTCGCGTGCCTCGCCCGGCTTTAGAATGCCGTTCTGCACGGCGCTGGCGTAGCCTTCCATGCGGGTCTTGAAGTCGCCCCGGAGGATGCCATCCATTGAAAACTCGCAGTAAAGGTTCGAACCCTTGGGAAAGAGCTTCAGGTTCAGTTCTTGTTCGATCTGCTCAACCCACCGCTTGACGGTGTGCTTCACAAGCTGAAGGTCTTGCTGCTCAGTGTTTGAATAGGTGCCGTGGCTCAAGTCTTGCAAGAAGACCGGCGGCAAGTTGTAGATGCGCGCGATCTGCTCAATCACGAACCGCTGCGCCTCAATCATCTGCGACTTTTGCGGGTCGGCGCCGATGCTTTTGATGTCCAGGCCCGCAGGCATTACAAGTGCCTGGCGCTGTTCCTTTGCGGCCTTGCGCACGGCAGCAGCCAAGTCATCTGCGGCCCGGTCCATTGCCTTGCCGCTTTGAAAGTTGCCCGTGACCGCGAAGGGCGGAACGCCGCCGTTGCGGAAATAGCTGCCGCCATACTTCGTCATCGCCTGCGCCATCGCCACCACTTCGCGGTTGGTGATGATGGGCGAACGATGCCCGATGCGGTCAGGCTTCAGCATTGCCGCGATGTCGATGACTTCGGCGGATTCATAGCGCACAGTGCGCCTGCCGTCCTGGTAGTCGATGACCTTGCGCCCGTCGATGCGGCGAACCGTGCTGTTAAGCGGGTCCAGCGGCCACAGGGCAATGACCTTGCCCGATGCGCTGCGCTCAATGTAGGTGAGGCCGCGCCCGCCCGTCAGGGTCTGTTCCATCGTGTACTTGCGCCACTCGAACGACGATGTTGGTTCGTCGTTGACGCGCTTTTGCAGCATTTCGGCCAGCGGGTCGGTGATGCGCTTCCGCCCGTCTGCGGTCTTGCGGTAAACCAGCAGCGGCAAGCCTGCGATGGTGCCAGACAGGAAGTTGACCGCCTGCCATATTGCCGGGACGCCAAGCGCCGTTTCGATGGTAACGACCTCGCCCGAACTGTTGGACATGCCGTCGCCGTAAAGCCAAGTCACCAGCGCCTGCGAAGATACCGGAATGCCGGGGTCTTCCACGTTGCGCGTCTCGGCCTTGCGGTTCCATCCGAACATCAGAAAACCATCCTAAATTCGGGGTCCGCGTCCCAGGGGGTTGCTTTGGACACCGGCTCATCGCGCGCCGTCGCCGCGCCGACTGCCATCGCAAGAGCAACTGCCATATCAATCCTCGCCGTTGCTTTTTGCTTGGTGAAGCGGCGCAAGTCCGCCGGCGACCGCTCAAAGGCCGCAGAAGACACCGCCGAACGCAGCGCCGGGTTCACATGCACGCGGATGCGGCGCTCAAGGATCAGCGTTTCAAGCTGGTCAATGGAGCCGGGCATCCAAAGTTGAATCTCTTTGCCGTCTGGCGTCTCGCGCTTCCGCTTGCCCCACCCCTGCGGATGGTCAAGGAGCGGCAATTCACCGCCCAACTCGTCCACCTCGCCCTCAAAGTCGGCAATCAGGAAGTTGTCGTAAGCGATGAAGTCAAAGTCGAACATTTCCGCATCGGCCAACAGGTCGCGGGCGACGAAATCAAGCCGGGTTTTGCTGCCCGGCGTGGCCGTGATGAACCCGCCCTCAACCCACTTGTCGTAGGGCGCCCCATCCTTCTCCGCACGGGGCGCGATTGTGTCTTTCGGCGTGTAACCATGCACAAAAGCGGCGAATTTCGGCTTGCCGTCTTCCGCGAACCCATCCTCAAAGACCAGCGCTTTTGCGGTCAGGTCGGCCTTTGCCGACAAATCAAGCCCCGCGTAGGCCCGCTTGCCTTCAAAGTCGGCCAGATCAAGCGTCGAATCCTCAATGGATTCCCAGGTTTCGCGCGCAATCCACGCCGACTCTGCGTCAGTCCAGATGCAGAAGTGCAGCCGTTTGATGCCGTTTGCCTTGGCCGGGATGTCTTTTGCCTGCTTTACCTGAATTGCGAGGTAATCCGCAGTGATTGTCGTCCCGATAAGCGGGTTGGCCTTGATCCAGCATGACGGGTCGGTGAAGGGGTCGTCGCCGTCATCAAGCGCACAGACATAACTCAGTGTCGTGTCGTCCAGCACATCGCCAGCCGCGACTGCAACTGCGTGCTTCCGTTCTGCCCAGCAGATCGACTTCCTGTCGGAGCCGCTGTTGGTAATCATCACCAGCAGCGGCTGCTCGCGGAACTTGAAGCCCCGTTCAAGGATCTCAATCACGCCACCGTCGGGGTGTTCATGAACCTCGTCGCAGAGCGCGAAGTGCGGACGCGGGCCGGAACCCGTTTTCTTCGTCTCGCGCGACACGGGCCGGAAGAATGACCCGCTTTTGAGGTGCGCCAAGTTGTATTCACGGCCAGGGCCGCCGCTTCTGCGGATCACCCGGTCAAGCGAAGGGGCCTTGTCGACCATCTTCACAGCGTCCGAAAACAGGATGCCGGCCTGCTCTTTCGTCGCTCCTGCGCTGTAGATTTGTGCGCCAGCTTCGCCATCGGCAACCATGCCGTAGAGGCCGACTGCGCCGATCATTGGCGATTTGCCGTTGCCCTTGCCTTGCTCGATGTAGGCCCGCCGGAACCTGCGCTTGCCCGTGGCGACGATCTTCCACCCGAAAAGCGAACCGCAGATGAACTTCTGCGAGGGGTCCAACTCAAACGGCACCTGGTCGAACTGGCCTTCACTCAGCCGAAGCACTGTCCTGCAAAACCCAAAGAACCGCTCGGCGGCAGCGACATCAAACGCGAGGCCGCGCTCGTGTCCCGTTGCCAGGTCATTTATGTGCCGCGCGCAGGCGTCCCGAACATGCGGCCCCGCAACGATTTCCCCGGCGATGACCTTCTGCGCGTAATCCGTAACCGGATCAGTTGAGATATTCGTCGCTGGGGTCGGCTTCTTCTTCATTCGGGGCGGACACTTTCGTTCTGTCAGAAGGCGTCCCGCCCATTGACGACAGGCACATGCGCAGCTGCGCAAAGCCGGCCATCGGGAAAAGCGGGTCAGCCGTCATTGCGGCGCGAAGGCGGGATGCCACCTCGACCACCGTGCGGTCGGATTTACCGAGCCAGGGCAATTCATCGGCGAACTGCGCCCATGCTGCGCGCTGTTCCGGCGTGAAGCCCCGCGGTGCAGCGCCGAGCGGGTCAACCTTCGGGCTGGAGCGGCCCTTGAACCGGCCGGGGTTCTTCCCGTCAGCCCCGGTGGCCTCTGCAACCTTGGCCGGCAGTCTAGGGCGTGCCATCGGAATCCTCTGAATTGTGGACGCGAGAGTTCTTGCCCAACAGTCGGTACCCAGGCCCCCTCGGCCAGAGGCGTCGGCACCCCCTATCCCGCCGGGAACAGGTGCAGCTGGCCGTATGTCTTCGCGCCCTTGAGGCCATTGCACTTGCGGCAGGCGCATTGCGTGTTGGCGTAGGTGTGGTCGCCGCCGTCAGCCAGCGTCACGATGTGGTCCAACTCAGGCGCGCGCGGGTGCATCTTGCCGCGCTGTGTTCGCAACGTCAGCTTGCCGCAGATGCCGCAGCGCCAGCCGTCACGCTCAAAAACCTTGAGCGGGCTGACGCGCTCTATCCTAGAAGAGCCCTTCTTTCTTGCCCTGCGCCTGGCTTTCGCCTGCTTCTGCATTTCTCTGTACCCAGGTTGCGTCCGGGCAAGAGCGTTCTTGCAAACCTTTGAGCAAAACTTAGTTGAACTAAACTGCTCTCCGCTCATGGCCACAAACTCAGTAGAGCAAGTGGCGCAGTTCCTAGTGGTTCCTTTGACGGGAATGTAGCTGCGGTGACTGCCCAGGCTAACGCAGCTGTTGCAACGTATAGCGCCAAACCTTCCCTCTTTGCGCTGGCCGCAACCTGCGCACCGCAACCGATAGACCGAGTGCAGAACCCGTAACCCGTTAGCCCTGGCTGGCCCCTCAATCTTCCGCCAATCCTGAAAGCACTCCCTAGAGCAAAAAGATTTTCGGTCCTTAACCTTAGGCCTGTATTCAACTCCACATGCCCTGCACCTACAAAGCGGGGTGGATTTGAGGGTGGCTTGGCGCAGCCGAGGTGGCAGACCCGCGCTGCCGTTAGCCGCCCTTTTTGCCAGATGGCGCCTTATCTGCTTGTGCTCTTCCATGCAGCCCCTGCACAGGGCTTTGATGGTCTTAGGACTGAGCGCCCCGCAACCTTCGCACAACGGTTTGGGCTTAAGCTTTTTCTGCAAGCGCTCGGGTTTAGCTTTTTTCTCAGGACGGGGCTGACGCGCAGTCTCGGCCCGCGCAGCTCTGCAACTATCGCAGCTAACGGGCGGGCGCCCGCGTTGGCCAGCACGTTGATGAATGAATTGCGCGCCGCACTCGCGGCATGGTATTCCGTCAAAAGCCATAGTGAACCCATCCGTTCATTGGTGGTTAGGGCCGGGTCAGGTGTTAGCGCACCGTCTCGGCCCGATTATTCTACTGCATTGGATTCACAGTGTGAATCGTCATCTTGTCGGCCAGCCGTCTTCCCCGATGGTGGGCCGTATCTTTCCGCCGCGCCCAGTCACCGCCTCATCCAAAGATTTTTTGAGGTGATGTTCGGGGCAAATTAATTGTAAGTTCCCCGGCTCATCCGTCCCGCCCGATGCCTTCGGAACGATGTGGTCCACTGCGAACCCGCGCCCCTTGCGGTATGGGTTCAGCCTGCCCTCGCGCTTGCATTGCTGGCACAAGCCGAAGTCGCGGGCGATAATGACTTCCCGCAGCTTCGTCCACGCCGAGCCATAGCCGCGAACGTGGCGTGACTCCTTGGACCAAGCCATGCGGAACCTTATGGTTGAACGCGGAGGCCGACGGCGGGGGTCGAACCCGCGACACGAGGTCGGCTGGGAGGCACCGCCACTGTTCTGCCGCTGAACTACGCCGGCACGCGCTCAGGAGGTATGCCTGACGCTTAAAGCGTTCGGTCCGTGGGAGGATAGGCACACCGCCAAAGCGCGGCGGAAACGCAAAACGCGCCACTAGGTTTCCCCAGGGCGCGTTCTGTGATGCTGCAACCTCGCACGAAATCGGAATCGCGTCAAGCGCGCCCCTTCGCCAGCCGTTCCAGCGCATCCGACAGCGCCCGCAGCCCCGCATCATGCCGCCATATCTCACCCACCACGTTGCGGAATGGGTGCAGCCCATCACGGCCCACGACATCGCCCGGCCCGCCACCGTCCAGCACACACGCCTGGATGATGGGAACATCCGCCCGCACGACATGGCGCATCAGCGCGTGGAACTTCGACAGCCGGTCAATCTGGATAGTCACCGCGTGGTCAGGCTTCGGGCTGCTGTCCACCCGTTCCTGCGTCAGGTCCACGGCGCGGCCCATCTGCGTTGCGAGAAAGGCATCGCGCAGGTCGCACGCCACCGAATAGGCCGCAGCCGACAACACGCCTTTGCGGTGCCAAACGTCCAGCAAGTCCACCCGCCGCATCCGCCGCACCCCGTTCGGGTTGAACTCCTCGCCCGTGTCTGGGTCGATGGTGGGCGCGTCTTCTTCGACAAGGCCGGGCCGGTTCGCTGGCCCCATTGCGCCCTGGTCCCATGCGGGCAGCGTGACTTGCGACACGGCCAGCTTGCCCTGCCCCGGCTTGCGCTTGCGGCTGCGCTTCGTGCGGATGTGTGCGGTCATAGTCTGCCCCTCAAGTGAAATGCATTCGGCCAGGCTCATCAGCAGCCACCAAGCGTCACCGGCAGGAACGGCCCGCGCGCCCTTGCCGCCAGCACCTCGGCCTCCAAGTCCGCGACCCATGCGGCAGCTTCGCTCAGTTCCGCTTCCAACGCCGCAATGCGGGCCAGCAGGGCGGATTCTACGCTTGCGGCACCGGGTGGTGGGAAAAACGGGACATGGGGCATGAGCGGCAGTTTGTGGGGCTGTGCGGTCATTCCGTGGACCCCGTCGCAATCTCACCCGCAAGCGCCGCGTAAGCTGCCGCGTCGATGGCGCTGTCGATGTGGCCGGGGTTGCCCGCCATGCGCGCCAGCTTGAACAGCACCATCATGCAGGCGACGTCGTAGGCGTTGTATGGGCCGGGCTTGCGGACGCCGTCCCACCACTCCCAAGCGCCGCCTATAGCTTGGAAGTTGGCTTCAGCGTCGCCATGAACGGCCGCGCGGTCCACGTTGACGTAGCCCTTCGCCGTGTCGAGGATTTCGGAGCGCATCATGGCTTCACCGCGACTGAATACGTTTTGACGTTTGACACCGGGCAGCGCACCCAGACGATCAGGTTCTGCGCCCGCAGCGCCCGAAGGCACGCTTCCATTGTCGTTGACCCGACTCTGAGCGCCCGCTGCATCGCGGCGCGTGTGGCGGGCTGTGCGGACAGCAGCGCGAACACCGCGTCAACCTTCTCAGCGCTTGCCCGGTGCTTCGAGCAGTCCGTGTCCCCGGCCACGGACGCCGGCGGCGGCACGCTGATTGCGCCGGCCCCCTCGGGAGTGATGCGATATATGACGGCCCCTTCGCGGAAGATGCGCTCGACCTGGCCCTTGTCGCGCATGTCGCGCAGGGCGCGGTCCATCGTGCGCTTTGGCTGGCGGGTGGCCTGGAACAGCCCGGCGCGGCTATCTTCCGAATCCGCCAGATGACGCAGAATGGCGAGGCAATTGTTCGAATGCGTCGTGCGCGGAACTACGGGGGCGCGCGGCTCTCTTGGCTCACGCGGCAGTGGCGTCTCCTTCACCGGGGCGATGGCCTTGATCATCGCCCGCCGGATGTCGTCCTGGAAGTAAACCGCCCGCCAATCCTTGAAGGCGTTCTTGATCTCAAAGGGCGGGATCTCGGTCATCATGTTCATGGGGCGGGCCTCACCAGATAATTTCGTCATCGAGGTCTTGCTCGATCTTCGTGCGGGGGCGGATGGCGGTGACTTCTGCGCCGGGGAAAAGCTGCTTCACCTCGGCCACCAGTCCGAAGGACATTGGGCGCAGCGCAACGACAGCCTCGCGCAGCGTGAAGATCACGGCGTCGGGATAGGCGTGCTTGGCGCGGACGGCGAAGGCCACGTCCTGAACGAAGCCGTACCGCTTGCCGTCGATCTCGGTGAGCCAGCAGGCGGGCGGCGATGGGATGCGCCCGGCGGCCCGCGCTTCGGCGTCCATCGCCTGCAAGCCCCGGATGCAGTTCTGCGCGGCGGCGGCTGTGGCGGCGGGGTCGCTGGCCCCGATGCAGGCGTTCAGGTGCGCGATGGCGCTGCCGTACCGTTCCGCCGTGGCGGGCGAGACAAGCGTGGGCAGCACGTCCACGCCCCACACCGAGTCCATTTCTGTGGCGACGGTGTCGAGCGGGCCGACGGCATAGTCGCAGCGGATCTCTTCGGGGGTGGCGCCGCTGTAGGTGAGGCGGTCACCCTTCTTTTGGCGATGAGGGCGGGTCATGCGGGGACTCCGGTAGACACGGTAGACGACTTTCTTAGAGACTTTTGGGGAACCGCTAAGTGAGGTAGACGCGACGCGGTAGACATCCCCACATCTGCCATCATCAAAGCGAAATAGCGTTTATTATCATATAGATAATCTATGTCTAAAAGATTCGTAAGAATACTGTCTACCGTGTCTACCGCTATTTCACTTTTTCCGAACATGACGTCTGCCCCTCTAAAAACCGCATGATGTCTACCGACGATGTCTACCGCTCTACCTGAGCGTCACTTGACGACTACGCAGCGCCCAGCAATTGACGTGCAGCCGCTCTCCGTTTGGCTCTGTGATTGAAACCATCCAGTCCGCGCGCCCACATTCGGCGCAAACAGACCCAGCGGCGCGCGCCGCCACCTCAGACCGAATGGACGACAGTTCAATATCTTGAGCGCGTCCCTTAGCCGCCAAAATGGCTATTCTCTTTCTTTCCTGTTCCCAGCGCTCCGCGTTTGTCGCAGCTATTTCTTTGCGCTCCGCATCGCGCTTCTCTTCCTCTGCGCGTTGATCTTTGATGATCTTTTCGCGCGCGTATTTCTTCTCTGACATCTCCCATATGCTCGCTGCGTCCGAGGCATCTCTGAGATGGACTGGACTAGCGACTGCGGCGACTGGCGGGGGAACGGGGCATTGCGCATTGCTCGGATTGACCGTTGCCACGTCATACATGCGAGACTTTAGGCCATAAACATTTGTGATGATTTCTGCGTTTGTAATGACGCGAAATTTCTTTGACCTCACAAAGTCCTTGCACGCCTCCGGGATATCAAAAGCTTCGCTGCGCCATAGCTTCTGCATGTAGCTCTGCTCAAGCCCTTCGATGTTGAGAATGCCGATTAGCCTTCCTGCGGCTGAGGCCGCCTCAAGTCTCTTGTCTGTCGGCTTGCTGGAATAGACAACTTCAAGCTCCAGTATCGGTGCTCTTTCGTTGTCTGCCGGTGATACTGTCAAATCCGGCCGCCACACTTCACCGCCATAATTCGCGTTCTTTTCTACGCTACAAAAGCCAGTGGGTAAGGCGCGCGTCCCTGCATGGCTGCAAATATCCCTCGCCTTAGTGCGCCCATTCAGCATCTGCGCGGCGGCGTCCCGCACTGCGTTGTGCAGCGTATCTCGGTGCATTTGAGCAAGGGCATCACAATCGCTCTTGCTGGAATGTCTAAAGTGCGCCGCAGCCCGGTCAGATTCTCTAATGAACGAAACGTTTCCCCGACACAGCGGGCATTCCAGCTCCTCGCATGTCGGTCGACCGTCTTTGATTTGCAAGATATCGCCGTCAGGCGTCATCGCGTAAGGAACGCGAAACTTGTCTGGGTTGACGTCATATGTCTCTAGAGCGGCGCTCATGGCGCCACCTTCGTAAACCGGGCGCGGCCCTTGTTTTCGCCGGCAGTAAATTTGCCCGATCTGGCAAATCCATTCTGCGCCAGGATGGCCGTGATCCTGTTGACTGTGACCCGATCAATCCGGCCCACATCTATCTTCAATGCTTCCTTCGCAATGTCGGTGGGGGACGCCTCTGATTTTCCAGCAAGATATTGCATTACATCGCCGTCCCATGCGTCCTGAGAGACGCGGGCAACTTGTTCATCCTGCGCAGTTCGCACAGCGTCGCCGGTGAGCCACCAAGGCTCCCCCGCATTAAAAGCATGCAGCGCCTCCGCCCAAAGCTGATCTCTGTCCCTAAGAAGTCCGTCCGTGTCGCACAGGTCGCCGACCTTGACCGGCCAGAACCTCCGGTTGCCGGTTTCATCGCGCAGGTAGTCGCCCTTGTTGGTTGTCCCGGCGAACACGCATTGGCGAGCATATCTGATCTCGTTGCGGCCATAGGCGGGGCGGAAGCGCTCTTCCTCTCGGCTGATGAACGCCTTGACGATCTCAACTTCTGATTTGTTGATGTTCGACAGTTCGGCCATCTCAATGATCCACTTGCCGCGCAAGTAGTCCGAGGCGTCTTTCCCACTCATGGACGGCAGGCTGTCGCCAAACCAATCATCAGAAGCCAATACCCGCAGCGCCGTGGATTTCCGCGCGCCCTGCTTGCCCTCAAGGATGAGGACGCCATCCGCCTTGCAGCCGGGGCGCATAATCCGCGCCACCGCAGAAATCATCCATCGCCGCCCGACCTCTGAAATATAGGCCAGAACGCTATCTTCAGGCGCGTCACATGCGCAGTAGTCAAAGAGCCAATGAGATATTCTCTCGACCTTGTCCCACGGCTCAAGAGATGCAAAGTAATCTCGGACTGGGTGAAATGCGTTAGTCTCGGCTATTGCGTCAATGCCGTCGAAAACGACTCCCTTTGAAGCGTCTGGGAATGCCGTCCTGTTGAAGTAGGCCACGACCTGAGTGACATCACTGTCCTTTATTGGCCGGGGGATGAAAAGATCGTTGCGCGCTCTGCTGCCTGGCAATGGCTTTGCGACAATCTTTGTCTGGGCAAACTCGTTGAATGAGAAGCGCCCCTGCAAAAACTCATCATGCATGAGAAGCATCATCACATTTGAGGTATTGAAGATTACTCTGCCGCGACTGTTGACGACGAGGCCTTCCTTCCAATCCGCCTTGCCGCTTTCGATGTCAGCATCGGTCGCAGCCGGCTTCTTCGGCCCTTCGTCCGCAGCGCCGGCTTCCGGCTTGCGCTTATGCTTGCGTGAGATGTTAGACAGGTTCGCGCCATTCTGCTGCGCATGATGGAATATGGCGCGGTAGCTGACGCCCTTCCCGGACTCAAAGCTGCGCCACTTAGCCTCTACCTCGGCTGGGTTGTAGCGGGGGTCTACGCTGGACCACGCCTTAGCCGCCTCCAGTCCGCGAAGCGACCCGTGGAAGAAGTCGTGGATCGCCATCAGGGCTTCCAACCAGCCGCTGCCGTAGTCCATCGATGCCGGAACGTAGGACAGGGCCTCAAGGAACTCAGGCTCGGACGCGCGGTCATCGCCGATTACAATTGTCGGCTTGTAGTCGCCGATATCAAAGATGCGGGCGCTTGGCGTCTCAACGCCAGCCCACTCGCGGATCTTCTTGTTGCACCAATCGCGGAAGTCCTGCGCCTCTGCTTGGGCAATCTCTGGAATGCTGTCGCGCGGCGTCTCCCAGAGCTCTCCGCGCGTCCAGCGGTACGGCTTCCCTGTGTCCGGGTGCGGCCCGTAGACGGCCATCTGGCGGGTTGTGGTGCGGACCTCGACCTGGGCGGTAAACAACTCGCCGTCGGGGCTGACCTTTTCGTGCTTTTCTGTGTTGTGGACCTTGAACCCCGGTTCTTCCAGCCGCAGCACGATAGCTGATTTCGGGTCTTTGCCGATCCGCTCCAAGGCACCGGGAAAGCGGCGCATGGCCTCGGCCACGATCACCGCAGACAGCACCGGGTCGGTCACATCGATGTCAAAGCAGGCCAGATTGGTGTGCAGACAGCCGATCAGCCCAGCGTCGGCGAAATACGCCGCGCACTGGTCTGCGGTCAGCCGAAGCTTATCCCACCCGATAATCGACGGACCTTTTGAGCCGAGCGGAATGGGTACTGGGTAGTATCCAAGATTGCACAGCCGCGCGGCGCAGTCAGGGATGCTCGTCGGCTTTTCAAGTTTGATCTCAGGCACCACGTTACATCCCCGCTTAAGCTAGACCGCACCCCCGAAGGGATGCGGCGTGTTTTCGGTGTGGCTCAGAACGCCGCGCCAGCCGGGACGCTGGCCGCCGGAGCGGGCGGGATGTAAGCGGGCTGCGGCGCGACGTAGACCGGCGCTGGCGCGGGGGCCGAGGCGATGATCGGCGCGTCTGCTTTCAGGCAATCCGGGCGCGGCACCCACTGCACGACCTGCAGCAGCGGGATGTTGGCGGCCCCGTTCGGCAGATCGAGGCGCTCGACGCCGGTCTGCTGAACCAGCGGCAGCAGCGCGCCGTTCTGCGAGTTTGCCGCCCATTCCGCCACGATCTGGCCCTTGAGGCGGTTGAAGCCTTCGAACGCTGCAAAACTGCCCTGCTCCCAGGTTGCCGCCTGCCCGCCGCCGATGGCGCAGCGCACCGACAGCGCCTTGGACCAGGCGAAGGCGCCCGACATCTTCTTGCTCTCGTCGGGGCGCGGCATGAACGCCGCCAGCGACGGGTTCCACTTGCGCTCGGGGGCCATGCCCTTGGCGCCATCACGCTCCCAGCCGAGTTTCAGCGTGTCGAGGTCCAGCACGCAGCCGTTGACGAAAGCCGGGATCGCCGTCTCCGATTTCTGGCCGCTGTCGTCCTTGCCGCGCAGCACCCACGCGGAATGCGGGATGCCCTTCATTGCCGATCCGTTAGAGGACCAGCTGATCCACGGGCCTTGCGATGCGCCGCTGGAACCAGTGTCGATGTCAGGTGTAAAAGCCATGAGAAGTCTCCGATGCAGCCGTGCTGCGATGATGCCGGGGGAACCGCCCCGGCGCGGTCAGCGCAGAACCGTCGTCAGTTCGGCGTATTCGGTCAGAATCTCATCGACGCTGGCGGGCGAGGTGCGGGCCAGTTCGGCGATCAGCGGCATCAGCGCCATCAGGTGCCGGCGCACGGTGTCGAGGCGCTTGGGCGTGTGCAGATCACCCATCACCGCCAGGGCAATGGCCCCGTCGATCTGCGCCTGCGTGGCGTCTTCGGGCAGGCTGTCCACGGCGATGGCGCGGATTTCGCCGCAGCGATCGATCTGAAGCGGGTTCCAAGCGCGCTGCGGCGTGCCGGTGTCGATAGCGAAGGTCATGTTGCACTCTCAATCTGGATATGGACGGCACCGTGCTTGACCGGATCGCCGCGCTTGATCGTCAGGGACCACTTGCTGTCATCGACGCCGACCACGTCCGAGACGCCGTCGAGACCGGCCTTCATGCGGGCCAGCAGGTTGTCGAGATCGAAGCGGCGCCGCGTTGGCGGGCTGAAGGTCAGCGTCAGGTGCAGGCTGTCCGCGGCCACCGGCTTGAGGCCCTGCGCCTTGCATTCCCACTGGCAGGCCGCCCGATAGGACGCCTTGGCCTTGGCAAGCTGCATGAAGTGCAAGCGCCCGTTGGGGCTGAGTTCCTTCGGCGGCCAAGACAGCGTGACGTTCACTTCTCGTCCTTCCAGAAATCTCCAGAAACTTTTCCCAACCGGCGCAACACGCGCTCAGTCCAAAACCGTCCGGCCGCGCCCAGATGGAGCGCAGCCGTCAGTTCAATCCGGAGCAGCCAGAGGACGGCTTTCTTCATTCGCCCACCAACAAAGCCAAAGCGGCGGTGCGTGTGTCGGGATCTGCTATTGCGCGGCCCACGACCCACCCGCTCGGGGCGTTGAGGCCGAGCCACCAGTTCGCGGCGGTCGTCGCATCGACTTGAAAGACGTGCGCCGCGTGGGCGGGGCTGTCGAAGTTCTCGGTGATGAATTTCTGCCAGACGAGCGCGAAGTGCTGACGATAGGTCAGGACATCTTTTCGGCTGGAAAACTTTCCGGGGGACATGCGGATTTGCTCCACTAGATGAATTGAGGAATGGCGAGGGTAGTAAAATGATTGAAAGAGAGAGGGTGCGTGGGTCATGCCTGCGCCCCGTCGTTGCTGCGTTCGGCCATGAAAGACCGAAGGGCGTTGACCGTATCCGGCCAGACCTTGCCGCCGCAGCGCAGGCGCTTGACCAGTTCGCTGTTGGAAACGGCGACCTTGCCGAAGTAGCTTTCGCCCATGCCAGTGCGGCCAAGGAAGGCTTCGATTTCGGCCAGAAGTTCGGGGTGTTTGATTTCGCTCATGCCGCCAACTGTATCCGCAATCGCGGATACGTCAAGCGTCGTTTATTGGGGACGTGCAAAATCGTCCGCTATTTCGGATAAATCATACATGGAAAAGCTATCGACCGATAAATTGTGGTTGGACCGCCTGATGGCGGAAATAGAGCGCAAGGGCATGACCCAGCGCAGCGTGTCGCTGAAAGCTGGCCTCGGTGCGGGGTATGTGAACTCGCTTGTCAAGGAGGGGAAAGACCCAGCCCTGGACCATGTGATGCGAATTTGCGCAGCCCTAGATGTCAGCGCCGCTTACGTCCTGTTCGGCTTCAACGTGACGCCAGAGACGGAACGCATCATGCGCGCCGTGGAGGATAGCCCGGAGCGGCGCGCGGCGCTTGTTGCCCTGCTGGGGCTGTCGCGCGAGTCGTAGCTTCAAGAATGTCGGCCAGCGCGCGGCGCTGTTCTTCCGGCATATTGGCGATGGCTTTGATAAAGACCTCGGTCTTCATGGCGTCTCCCTTAGAGAGCATCCGCAGAACGGTCGAACATATAAGCGCGGGACATTAGCCCCCGGCAACCTATCATATGACAGTCAGTTGAATCTTATCCCCTATTGCCTCCACCCACATTTCGTGGGGGGGGGGGGGGGGGGGGGT